AGCTTGGCAGCCTAGTTCTTCTGCTTGTGCTAACAACTTGTCTGTTAGTTCCAATTCATAATCAACATTACGGTTCTCATCAAAGTCTTCTTTGATACCTGCATGGCATAGCATGAACGCTGCTAGTACCATTGATGTATAACCAATTGCTTCTGGATTTAGATCATCATCGTCACATCTGTCAACCATAATCTGAGTAATGATTGTAAATGATTTCATAATGTCTACTCGTGTATTGAATGGTGCTTCACTGAAGTACTTAAGTACACCATCTCTGATCTTGATGTTGCTTGTAGCTAGGTGGATTAGTTCAAGCTGTTCAATTGTTAGTGCTTCATAGTTAGCATCTTCATCTAGTAAGAATGCCATTAGCTTGTATACTTCTTGAACATTCTTTAAATGTTCTGGGGTTAATGCATCTAGGTCTATCTCTTTTGTTACGCTCACTTGCTTTCCTTTTCTGTTAGTATTATTGTTTATAAACTTAGTAATGACTTGTTAACCTACCGCTTTCCTTTACACCTCCGCTAGTTCTACTGATGTAATAAGAATGCGTGTTAGTGGTGGGTTTCGGTCTTCGTTATTTACGTCACGTCGTGTGTCAAACTTGGTGTCTAACTCACCTGTAATGTTAACCATTGGTGTGAATCCTAGGTCATCTTGCATTTCACGCAGTCCGCGTAGTGCTGGTGCTAGACTTGCATCGAAGCAGGCTACTGGAATGGTGAACTTTGCTCGTTCGTTTCCAACCTTTTGAGTTAGCTGTCCTACAATCATTAGTCCATACTGATCGAACTCTCTGATGTTTTTCAACTTGCCTGTCACTGTCATTGTGTTATCCATTTGTTTTCCTTATCATTATCCTTTGGAGAGCCTACGCCCCCCACGAAGTAGGGGCGTAGGCGTATTGATTAGACTAGAACTCTGTCGCAATTTTGACAGGTCTCTAGTCTTGTTGGTGTATACAGGTAGCAACTCTTGCATACCGTATTGATACGAGTGAAGTATGTCTGGTCATTCTCTATGTACTTAAGTCCAGGTAATCCGAGGAAGAAGTTCTCGGTTGGTCTGTCTGCCATAGAGTTCCAGTCTTGCTTGAACTCGTATCGTTCTTGAGGTAACCACTCGGCTGACTTAATCCAAGTGTCATGTTTGCAACTAAAGTCACTGCATTCAGTTAGTGGTTTACCACACTCGCTCATACCGTCAAGTGTTATTACTAGCGCGTGTGCGTGTACTTGTACTGGTAATGCCCAGTCGTGACCTGATGGTGGTTCAATGTCTAACTGTATAGTTCCTTCTCTGATCTCTGAATGGTCAGTGAATGCATACTCGGTGGTGTCATGTCCATACTTAGTTTGTATGTCAACCCAGTCATCTTCCTCTGTCTCTTCAGTGTCAACCTCATCTTGACTTATGAGATTCCTAACTTCGATCAGCTCACCGAATAGTCCTACTTGCTTTAGTACATTGAGAATAGATACTAACTTCTCATCATCTTCATAGTGTTGCTCAGTCATTTGCTTCTCCTGTTCTGTGACTGGCTGGAATCTGTCTAGAATCCATAGCGATGACCACACCCGCGAAGCAGGGTGGTCATCACCAAAGTGTCTAGAATTTTGGGTGTACTGTCCAACAGTCATCACAGTCACACTTACTTGGGTCTGTTAGATGTGGGTCAGTGTATGTATTAGGTGGTGTTCCTATTGAGTCTTGACATTCACTAAGCCAAGGGTCTGAATCTGTACAGTAATTACATACACATCCGTATAGATCTGCTGGTGGTTGCACTCTTATGTAACAATCTTTACAGTTACATCCGTTATGATGATCCACTAGTTTTTGAAGTGGTATGATTAATTCATTCATAATGTTGGTAAGTCCTGTTGTCATTGTCTCGTTTGCTTGGGTCTCTTCTTGTAATTTCCAAGAGACTTGCATGATCTGACCTACATAAGACTCACACTCACGAGTCAAGTTGTATACCTTGAATCCAAGGATGGTAATGATTATGATTAGAAGTAGGTCGAATCCATTTATTGTATTTAGCATTGCTTTCTCCTTTGTTTATGTACTTGGTCATTGCCTAACTAAGGTCAGGGTTTGGGGGAGTTAAGTGAAGGAGAGTACAGATTGCTCTGTACTCCCCTCCAACTTTCACTAGAAGATTGATTCCAGCGACGGTACTTCAATCTGTTCGCGCCATTCGGCTCGCTCAGCGTCTGTTAGGACTTTGTCGATGGTGACTACCTTAAGGAATCCGATTGCTGGATTGGCTTCCTTCCACACGGTTGTGGCTAGTCGGGCTTGGGCTTCGTTCATTTCGGTACCGTCCTTGTTGAACAGTGCCTTGCTGAGACCTGGCTTGTAGCCCTTGCGTGGCTTGCTCCCTGTCTTCAGGGTTTCGAACACATGAACTGTCATGTTGTCCTCCTTCTGTTGGGGCAACTTCCCGATTTGAGAAGAGCCTGACTTACACCCCACCTCGTCGGCGAATGCCGACGCAGTAAGCCAAGACAAGGGGGAAAGAAACAGTCGACCAGACAGTCAACGAGACAAACCAGTTACTTAAAACGAAGTACTAGTTAAGTAAGTAGGTAGGGGGTCGTCAGTAGGCTGGTAGGGGGGGTAGTGTAACTTACTTCAGTGGACTGGTAGTTACTGTTTTCTGTATGGTACTGTGGTCTCGGAAGGTCATTAGGCTGACCCCTAGTGTTTAAAGTGCTACTGAACCTATACTGTAGAGTCAGCTATAATTTATTGTTAGTTGTTTGCCCCTAGTATTATCTATTTGTTTTGTTTATAACAATCCATGTGATTTAGGTAACAATTAGATAACAGAGCGTTACAAGTGTTCTGTAACAGGGTTAGTATAAGTAGAGGTTATAATATTAAGCAAGCTTGCCTTATGGCTTGCTGTTATAACTGCAACCCCCTTTGGAGGGGTTGCTTACTATTATTACTAATAGTATTACTATTACTAGGATAATTAGGTTTATTATGGCTGCTAAAGCTGGAAATCAACACCATACCAGACTTCGGCAAATTGAAGATCAGAGAAAGTTTATTTCGTTTCTCAAACAGGGCATAGATATGGATTCCGCCCTTGCTGCTGTGGGGAAGAAAAAGACCTCCCTTAGATCTTGGCTTTTAGATGGGGAATTTGCGGCACAGGTCGAGGAAGCTTCTAATTTTGGATCCAATGCCATCGCTGCCTCACTAGGTGAAAATAAACATAAAATAGATTTTGCCACGTTCTCGAAAGAGTTCTTGAACACCGAGGTATTCCCTCATCAGCAAAACTGGATTGACGTTCTTGAGGGTCACGACCCGACGTGGCAACACCCTTCGTTCACATATGAGCCAGGTAGTCGCCGTAGGCTTCTAATCAACGTACCGCCTGAACACGCCAAATCAACCACAATGACGGTTAACTACGCAATGTACAAGATTGCTATGAACCCTAATATCCGCATTGTTCTCATATCCCAGACTCAAACCCGTGCCAAGGAGTTCTTGTACTCCCTAAAGCAGCGCATGACTGAAGAGCCATGGCTTAAGATGCAACAGGTCTATGGACCTTCTGGGGGCTATAAGGAGACGGCAGACCAATGGACTGCAGACAGAATCTATCTCGAACGCGAATCAGGAGAGAAGGACCCGACGGTTCAAGCTCTTGGTATTGGACAACAGATCTACGGTACTCGTGCGGATCTAATCATCATGGACGATATTGTCTCAACGACAAACGCGCACGAATGGGAGAAGCAACTCAACTGGTTGCAGAAGATGGTAGTTACCCGTGTGGGTTCTACTGGGACACTTCTGATTGCAGGGACTAGAGTTTCCTCAATAGATTTATATAAAGAAATTAGGAATCCAGAGCACTGGACTGGCGGTAGGTCACCTTTCACATATCTTGCCATGCCAGCTGTACTTGAGTTTGACGATAAGCCTGAGAAGTGGAAAACACTTTGGGCGCGATCCGATAGACCACTGGATGGGGCTGACGAGTTTGATGATCCAGAATTGCTTACACCCGATGATAACGGGCACTTTGTAAAGTGGGATGGTAGGCGACTGTTTGAACGTCGTAGCGAAGTCAGTCCCTCCACGTGGGCACTTGTTTATCAACAGCAAGATGTCGAAGAAGATGCAATCTTCCCCCTTCCCGTTGTTAACGGTTCGGTCAACCGAATGCGTAAGGTTGGCAGACTTAACTTTAATGCCCCTGGTCACCCAAAACCAGAGGGTTCTTGGTTTGTTATCATGGGACTTGACCCTGCAATGTCAGGCAAGACTGCTATGGTTGTCTATGCAATTAACCGAGAGACTAACAAACGGTATGTACTTGATGTGCATAACATGGCTGAATCTACGCCCCAAAAGATTGATAGTTTAATCAAAGAGTGGGTAGAAGAATACAAACCCCAAGAGTTACGTATTGAAATTAACGCTTATCAGAAAGCCTTTTCGCTTGATAACGAGTTGCGAATGTGGCTTGCTAGCCGTGGTACGGCACTGCGAGAACACTTTACCAGTAAGAATAAGTGGGATGTTAACTTTGGTGTGGCTGCAATGTCATCACTGTTTGGTAGTATGCGAGATGGAAAGTACAATAGGGATAACCTTATTGAGCTTCCCGATAACTCTAATGAGCATGTTAAGGCTTTAGTTAACCAGTTAATTACCTGGAAAGCTGATACCAAGGGACCAACTGACTGCGTTATGGCACTGTGGTTCTGTGAGATCAGAGCAAAAGAATTAATTCAACAAAGTAATTTCAGAACGGCTCATGCAAATAATAAGTGGGCAACAAGAAGAAACGTTGCTATGCAGGGTGTTGTAAACCTTGACGAGATGGCAATGGAAACATTGTCAGGTCTATACTAGGAAATTAAATGGCATTATCAACCGAGCAAGTAACCAATAAGGTATTGGCTCTAACACGCAGATACTCTGAGCGTGACTACAGAATGGCAGATATTACTGCTGTTCGACGTGGCAATATGGAGTCCGTGTATCCAGATATGTTCCCAGAGGGAATGTCTCGTCCTATGATTGCCAACTTTGTTGACGTTGCTGCTCGTGACATTGCTGAAGTTCTTGCTCCGCTTCCTTCCTTTAACTGTTCAACTCCAAGTATCAACTCTGACAAAGCAAAAAAGTTCTCTGACAAGCGAACCATTATTGCTAACAACTACGTTGAATTCTCTAGCCTTCAGACTCAGATGTATACGGGTGCTGACTGGTACTTGACCTATGGTTTTTTGCCAATCTTTGTTGATGCTAATTTTGATGCCAAGATGCCACACATCCGCATTGAAAATCCAATGGGTTCGTACCCAGAGTTTGATCGTTTTGGTCGCTGCGTATCTTTTACCAAGAAGTACATTAAGACTATTCGTGAATTAATTGTTGACTTTCCTGAATACGAACGTTTAATTGTTGGAGATCTTGGTCGGAATATGACCGACTATGACACCAATATTGAGCTAATGCGTTATGAAGATGCTGATCAGGTAGTTCTATTCTTACCTCAGCGTGGTAATTTAGTTCTTCGTAAAGCTAAGAATCCAATTGGAATGCTTTCAGTTGTTGTTGCTCGTCGTCCAGGACTTGACTTAGATGACCCACGTGGTCAGTTTGATGACGTATTATGGGCACAAATTGCTCGTGCTCGTTTTAGCATGTTAGCTATGGAAGCTGCAGAAAAATCTGTACAAGCTCCACTTGTTCTTCCTAACGATGTATCTGAATTTGCCTTTGGTCCTGATTCTGTTATCCGCACAAACAACCCTGCTGGTGTTCGTCGTGTAGCTCTTGAGTTACCTAGTGGTGCGTTTACAGAACAGCAGATGCTTGAAGCAGAAATGCGTATGGGTGCTCGCTACCCTGAAGGTCGCTCTGGTCAGATTGATGCAAGCATTATTACTGGTAATGGCGTTCAAGCCCTTATGGGTGGTTTTGATTCTCAGATAAAAGCTGGACAACAAATTCTTGCTGAAGCATTCCAAAAAGTTATGGAACTTTGTTTTCATATTGATCAAACTTTGTTTGATGAAGATAAGACTATGGCTGGTACTTATCAAGGTGCTCCGTATGAGCTTGGATACAGACCTTCTAAAGACATTAAGAGTGATTATACTATTCAAGTTCGTTACGGTCTTATGGCTGGACTTGATCCATCACGTGCACTTATTTTCTCGTTGCAAGCTTTGCAAGCTGGTTTGTTGTCACGTGAATTTGTAATGAGTGAACTTCCATGGAGTATGAACGTTGGACTGGAAAAAGATCGTATTGACATTGAGCGAATGCGTGATGCTCTATCTGGTTCTATAGGAGCATTAACTCAAGCAATTCCACAGATGGCTTCTCAAGGAGCAGATCCTTCAGAAATTATTGAAAAGATTGCTACAGTAATTGACATGAAAAAGAAGGGCACTTCTATTGAAGATGCCGTTATAAAAATTTTTAAGAAAGAAGAAGCTGAAGTACAGGAAGCTCCAGGAATGCCTGAAGCTCCAGAAGGAATGCAACAGGGTGCTCCACCTCAACCTGCACCAGCAGGACCAGAGGGTCAGCCAGCAGGACCACCACCAGATGTTGCTAGTATTCTAGCTCGTCTGGGTAGCGGAGGATGACAGAAGAAGAACGTTTAGCTTTATTTAGAACTAAACTAAAAGATCTACTAGATGATTATGGTAGAACATTTCATCAAGATGGTGCATTTTGTACTATGTATTTTGTTACTGCAGAGTTTTTTGATGGTGACGGTCAATACTGGGCAAGCACAATATTTGATGATAAGTCACCAATATGGCATGTAGCTGGATTAGTTCAACATGCATTAGAAAATGATTTTACTGAAGAAGAAGAAGAGGATTAGTTATGGCACAGCAAGGCGGTAAACGACCAGTTCGTACTAATAGTCAAGCTAAACCAGTATCAGGTCCAGGTAAATTGTCACAACGTACTGATATGGTTCCAAGTAATCCTAATATTTACGGTGATCGTAAGGCTATGCAAGAAACAATGTCTGGTGCACCAATGGCTCAAGTAGCACCAATGCCTACTCCTGTTGTTGGATTGTTTGAACCAACTACTAGACCAGATGAACCAATAACTGCTGGTAGTCCGATGGGTCCTGGTCCAGGACCAGAAGTATTAAATTCTAATCTTCGTGCTTTTAATCCAACACAAATTCTTAGTCGTCTTGCAGACAGTGATCCGTCTGGTGAGATTGAAATGATATTAAAAGAACTAAACAGTAAGGGTATTGTTTAGTGACAATTCAACCAATGGGTGAACCTCTTGGACAAGTTCCAAGTTTAAGTCCATCAACAGTTCCTTTACAGCAAACGCAAAGTGCTTTTAAAAAAACACAAAGCGATCCATCTACTGCTGCTATTCGTAAATTAGATGCAAGTGTTGCACGTGTTTCTCCTGCTCTTTATGCTGCAGGATCACGAGCTGCTTTAACCCGTGAAGAAAAAAACTTAATTGAAAACTGGTCTAAGGTTCGTGAAACTCATAAACAATTAATGCGAATGAGTAATGAAGATGCTAACGAATCTTACAATAAGTTAGAGCCAGGTTTTCAGGAAGTCTTAAAAACATACTACAAAATAGATTATGCAAACAAAACTGAACCTGATGCATTAATTCAAAGCGATGCAATTCGTAAAGCTCTTGGTATTGATGATAATAATTTTGAATTTTTAGACGCTATTAAAAGTCCTTTTAAATTTTTAATGGGTGCTGCTACGCAATATGGTAAGTATCTTAATACTCCTGGCGCAATGTTACAAAACTCTATTATTAATAAAGAATCATTTTGGAGTCGCAGTAATGGTGAAGCTGCATTTGATGGCAAGTATCTTTATGACAATGAATTAGCTGATGAATTAATTAACAAGTATGGTCCTGCTGAAAGCTTTGTGGCTATGCACGTACTTGCAGGTGATACACCTGGAGAAATTATTGATGCTTGGGGTCCTAATGACCCTTCTATTCTTGCTGCTATTAATACAATGTTTAACGAAGAAGAATCATTTGGATTTATGCTTCGTGAATTTGATGGAGCTAAACTATCTCCTGGTCGTGCTATTGGTCGTCTCTTGGGATTAGATGCAGGTACAAAACCTTTTGGCGCAGTAAGTGGTACTGTTGATGCTGCATACCAAATCTTTATGGATCCATTAACATACTTAACTCTTGGTGCTTCTGCAGTTATTAAAGGTGCAAGCAAAGCAGAAAAATTAGCAGAGATTATTAAATCTGGTGACGATGTACCAGCATTTCTTGCACGACCTGAGATTGCAGAAATCTATACTGGTTACACAAAACGTATTGGTGAACTTGGCGATGCATTAGCGATTAAAGCAATTACTCCAGAACAAGAGGTTGCTAAAACAACTCAAGTTGCAAATGCTAGAAAAAAACTTATAGACGAATATCCTGATTTATCTGATCCTTTAGATGTAGAAGTTTGGCTAGAACGTGGAGTTCGTAATTTAGAAACTTTTAAAGATTCATTTATAGGCGAAGGTGCTAATGAATTCCCACGGTTAATACGTGGTAGAACATTAACTACTGCTTATGCTCGCGAGGGTGCGGTATACGCAAAACGTTCACGCACTGCATTATTAAATGGCAAAGAACATTTGCGAAACTTTTTTCTTGGAAAGCAAGTAGAAGAAGTAGATGGTGTAGCTGAGTACGCTACCATTATTCCTAAATTATTAAAAGATGAACCATTAGATATTGAAATTGCTGTTAATAGAAACCAAAATAAATTACAGCGTTTTATTGAACGTCAAACTAGATTGCACCCAGGTCGCGCTGCAGTTTTTCATGATGATGATAACTACATGAGAACTGTAAATGTTTTTGAAAAACAAGTATTTATGGCTCTTGGTCGCAAAGACTTAACAGAACTAGTTGTTGCTCGCTACATGCTAGGTAGTCAAGCTGAACGATTTGCTTTACATCGTTCTGTTTTTGAATTAATTCTACGTCGTGAAGGTATTCACGGTTTAGAAGGTGGTCAAAAATATATTGATGACATGATTGAGTTGCATTTTGGTTCAAAGGGTAAAAATACTTTTACAACTGGAAGTCAGTTATCTGTTCCACTTAGAGCCGAATTAGATAATGAAGTAGCAAATATAAATGTAAGTGGTCCCGTTCATTCTTCGCAATTTCAAAATTATGTTTCAGCTCCAGACTGGAGAGGTATATCAGAATTTAAAGCAAGTAGGTCTTTAAATAGATCTGAAGATCAAAAACTTTCTGAATATATTCCTCAATTAATTGGTGGAGCTTACAACAATAGAATAACTGGAGTTGCTACAGATGTTTGGACAACCTTAACTCTTATTCCTCAGTTGGGTGTTCGTACCGCAATTGATGAAGGCTTTATGTTTTTAATGTATGCCAATGCTGGTTTATTAAAAAACTTTAGAACTTCAAAAAGATATCAAAAAATTTACAATGCTGCCCTTGGTATAGATAATAAGTCTGGCGTTGGTCCAGTTAAAGCTGGCATTGAAACAATAGCAACTAAAGTACGTAAAAAGCCTATTGGTGCATCACGTTCTATTGGTAGTGCTCAACGTGCAGA